CAACGACTTCACCTGTAGATGGATCAACCATTTCAAACGTAGATTTTTCTTTACGTTTTTCATGTTTTTTTAAATCTTCGTAACGTATAGCAGTGGTATGAATATTAGCTAAACTATCTTGCGGTGAATATTTATTAACATCAGAATAAAATTCAGTTAATAATATGGGTTCAAAATATGTATTATCTTTGATAACCATTTCCGTATCACTTTCTTCATCATCAGGAAAAAAAGTAATATCACGTTTTTCATAAATTTGTGGGATTTTTGCAACAGATGTACCTTGAATAGCACAATTTTTAAAAAATAATCGGTACGCATCCATGAAATCAATATCACCTAATTGTTTTTCAAAAATAAAACGATTCCATACGTCAATAACAGAATCATGCATTTTACTATCTTGAGTCGGTTCAATTCGTGCGATAGGAATAGAATTAAAAAGAATTTTCATAACTCGGCTAACAATGCCCTGTACTTTCCACTTCATAATAGGGGAATTTACTTCTGCTCGGCCTTCATAAACTTTCGTTAAATTATCGTCACGCATGTATACCGCATCTAAGGCTTGTTGCCATGCGTCTTCATAGGGTTGTCGTTGATCAGAATACGTTTTTTTTAAGCCTAGAAAATGTTCTATAGCGTCTTGCTCTTGCTGATACCTTTCTAACTTTTCCAAATATTAAGCCTTTTAGTAAAAATATATATATAATAGAAATAGTAATTTTTATATTTTTTTTAGATTTAATAGCTTAATATAATAATATTATACCCAAAATTTAACGATATTCAAACAAAATTCATATAAAATTATCTAATATTACCGTTTTGATTGATTGTATAGGTAAAAAAACTATAAAAGGGAATGCAATGTAAATGTAATTCCCTCTTTTCTATATTATCCTTTGGATAATGGATAATGGCTATGCCCTAAACCCGTAAAAAGTTCAAAAATTTTGAGTTTAAATTTATGTTTTATGTGTTTTTCCCATCCGTAAAAAGTTCAAAAAAAACCGTAAAAAGTTCAAAAAAACCCGTAAAAAGTTCAAAAATGTTTTTTATGTTAATTAATACATGTTAGGAATAACCATAGGTAATTCAGGGATAGGTGTGTTAGAAAGGTTATAATCATTACTTAGTTTTATTGCTTCATATTTAAGGCAATCTAGAAAATGGTCATCTTTTTTGTTGACCTTATTTAATGTTTCTTTTCGTTCGGCAATACGATCACTTGTATAAGATTGCCATGAATATCGTTTAAATTCATAACGTAACCCGTTAAGGGTATTAAATATATATAGTTTGGGGTGTCGTTTGATTGTTCCATCTTTAGTCCTAACACATTTTAAACGATTTTTAACGGCATTAATACCAATATTGTTATCTTTTGAACACAAAATAGTAGAAATACCATGTTTATCAAACTCGGTTCTAATCGTATGTAAATCTTCTTGGAACTCTCCTGTTTCTGAGTGTACTTTGTGTATAACATCAGGGGTTTGTGCAGATGTATCAATTTGACAGTATAAGGGGTGTACCCCATTACGTTTAGCTTTTATTAATCGTGAAAAATCTTCAACTAACATAGATTCATAAGGGGCTTTTAATTCGTCAACTACATACAAAATATCTTTTTTTCTGTCATAACAAAACCGTAACCAATGGTGGGGGGTTCTTGTATGAGGGTCTATACCTTCGTGGATTTCGTACCGATCAGGATTACCTTTAACATATTTAATAATCAAATGAATCAATTAAGTGTATATCATTATTAAATTCTTTATATATTAAACCACTTTTAATATGGGGTTTTCCGTCACGTCTCATTGTGATTTCGTCATCATCCCACGTTGCAATTATATCATTTTTAGCTTTTTTAGAAATAAAAGGATTATCAAGTATAGATAGGGTAGTAGTTTGTATGAGTGGGTTATTAGAATCATATAAAAAATTAACTAGTTTTGTGTAGCCCATTAAAGACGTAAAAGTTAATAAAACAACACCATTACGATCAGCAGTACGTGACAAAACTTCAGTAAATAACATAAAACTACATTCTTCATCTAACCAAGCAAAATCAATATCTAAACCTTGAAACGTTTCACGACCTTGAGCATAAGAACGAAAATAACATATATTGCCTGAATCAGTGGCTATTGTTTCATGAGGAAATCCTCTTACATTATCATAAGTACCGCTCCGTTTTGTAAAAGATTGCTTATTAATTAAATTGTTAATTTTCATTTGTTGAACTGAAACTGACATAGAATAGTTTACGGTAGCACATAATAATTTCATTTGTTTTTTAGATTCTAATAATTCAGCGACAATGGATGCCCCTAACTCGGTTTTTCCAGAACGATTACCGCCAAAACAAACAAATATTTTAGCCCCTACTCCTGTTTTTACACGGTCTAAAATCAAATTACGGAAATCATTTTGTTTTTTATACCGTTCAAAATCCATAAACAATAAACCATGTTGTTTTTTTAATTGTGAATAAAGTTTTAACTGATGCTCTAAATCATTTAAAAAATCATTCATTATCAGAAGATGGTAAAAGTTCAGGATTATTTTGTAATAGTGTTCGGATGTTAGCTTTCACCTCTTCAGGTGTTAATTGATTACTCCCTAGTTGTTCATCTAACGATTCAGGGTCATCACCACTACCATATAAAGACAACAATAAACGAGCTGATTGGAAACAACCACTTTGAGAATTAGTTTTTAAATCTTCTATTGCTTGATATAGTGTATAATTTCTAGCATTTTGTAAGATATGATACGCTTCTTTACTTTTTGCAATATGTTTTCTAAATTCAGTAAATGAAATATTAAACATATTAGCTAAATTTGAGACAGGCAATAATGCAAATTTTTCTAATGTCCGCAATCTATCTTTAGTCCAAAATTTAGGAATAACAACAGTTTTATTTTTTGGCATCTAAAAACATTATACTGAAAATTAGAAATTATGGTATACTTATAGGTAGATTAAAATTTAAATTAAAAGGTGGTGAAATGGAAAATCAAGCAAGGTTATTAGCTGATTATAATAGGTTTTTAGCACTGTTAGATAACCATGTAAATAAATTACAAAATGCTTTAAAAAAAGAGTTAGAAAAACCAAAAAATACAATAGTATTTTATAGAATTAACCAAAAAACATTTGCTATTGAAGCGTGCAACGTAGAAACAGGGAAAAAAATACCTATATATATAATTGAAAATATCTTAAATGATACGTGTAATAATGCAGATCATATAAAAATAGCTATTAATTTTTTGAATAGTGAAAAACTAAAAACACTTGTGCATAATTTAACAAAAATTAGTTATAACATTATGCTTGAGTTAAAAAAAAGTTATAGGAATAAAAAATATTTTCATTATGTAAAAAATATTATTAATTGTGTACCTGAGTATAAAAAGAGTAAAACTAATACTTATGTAACGGTGCATAAAATAAAAAAGAAAGTAAATCAGCCTATAAATAAAATAAAATACACAAACCTTTTACATAATTTTGTTGAAGGTTTAAAAATTTTTATGCAACAAGAAAAGGAGAAAATAAACAATGAAAAATAAAATAGAGAACGTTCACGACGCTTTAGTATTAATACAAGGTAATCTTAAATGTCCAAAAAATCAAAAAAATACGTTTGGAAATTATTCATACAGAAATTGTGAGGATATATTACAAGCATTAAAACCCCTTTTAAAAGAAACAAATTGTTATATTAAATTTGATGATCAAATAATATCTGTTATGGATAGGGTTTATATTAAATCAACAGCAACGTTACATCATATTATAAGCAATCAACATGTTTCAACGTGGATAACCTGTACTGCATTAGCTAGAGAACCTGAAATAAAAAAAGGTATGGATTTATCACAAATTACAGGGGCTTCATCATCTTATGCGAGAAAATATGCCTTAAATGGTATGTTTGCCATTGACGATAATAAAGATGCTGATTTTTATAATAACAATGAACCTGCAACAGTTACGCAAAAAGCTGACGATAATACAGCACCGTCCACACCTTCAACAAATTCAACACCGATAACAAATACATCTTCTGATGTATCTATGAGTGAAAAACAGATTAGATATATTAATAGTTTAA